TTAGCTGCGCGTGAGCCGCCTGGCGGTGAGGACCAGGAGCCGGCGGTCTTCCGTTGAGCAAGCACGGTACAGGCGCACGAGTGCTAGCTCATCACCCTGCAGGGAGCCTGCTTCACCGGAGACAAGGTAACCCAGCGAAGTATTTAGCACCTTGGCAATTCGTTCCATATTGTCACGCACCTGACCGGCGCGGTCAGTTTCCCATTGCGCGATGGCTGAACGTGAAACGTTCAGCTTGGCCGCAAATTCGTCTTGCGTGAGGTTGGCGGCAAGCCGGAGGGCTCGGATTCGGGCGCCGACGGATTCCGGCGGCAATGTTTTCTTCGATGACATAAAAACACTCTAACACGGGTCGCCGTGAAACGCCACGTTAGTATTTCTTGACATATAAAGTTAGTAATACTAACAATCTAATCGTAACCTACGGAGGACGGCATGCCACAGGCCAGAGCTTGGACGGAAGCGGCGGACGATGTGATACGGACCATGCGGGCGCAGGGGCAGACCTGGGCGGCAATTGGGCGCAGCCTGGGGTTGTCTCGCAATACCGTGATTGAACGGGGGCGGCGGCTATGTGCGCAGGCGCCGAAACGCGTGCCAATGCCGGCTTGCGCGAAATTGGTTTCGGATGATCCGAACCGCGCCGCTTTGCCGGCCGGGCACCCCTGGACCTGGGGGTTGTTGACGGATGCGGAGTTTCCAGATTCGGGCAAGGATGTTCACAAAGTGCCGCAGGATTTTCGCAATGTCCACGGCGCGGCGCCGGGCAGGGCGCTCCGTGCGGCGTAACCGTTAATTAAAATAACAGAAGAAAAAGGGGCAGAGATAATGACAGTTTCGATCCGTTCGCGTCCCGCGTGCGACATGCTTGGCTCGGGAATCAGGGCTGGCTCACTTGTTATTCCGGCCACCCCGCAACCGATGCGCGCATCGGAGATTGTGGAGCGGCTGGAGGAGGCCGGCGCCACGTTGCTGGCCATGCCATCCAGCGGCTATTCAACGCGCATGCGGCAGATGCGGTTTGACATCGTCCACACGGCTTTGGAGGCCTATGGGTGGGAAGCGCCGGGGTTACGGGCGGCAGCACCCTCCGCGGCGGCCATTACCCGGATGGACGAGGCTTTTGGGTGGCTGGCGCTGATCCCAGAGTCCAAATTCGTGCTGCGGCGGATACTGGGGGCCAGGGCTTTGGTGCATCCATTAACGGGGCGGCATTTATTCGCCTGGCGGCGGCTGGCGGCGGGGCTTGGGGCGGACCATAAATCCGTGCAGCGCTGGCATGATGAGGCTGTGCGGATGGTGGTGGCGGCGCTAGCGAAACAGCAAAGCTGAAATTGCGGCGTTCAATTCTTCCCTGGGTGTGGCTAGCTTGCCAAAGCGCAACACGTGGCGGCCCGGTTTGGGGTGCTCCGGCGCGGTTTGGATCACCAGCGCGCCGGGGAAAAGCTGCGCGGTTTTAATCTGCGCGGCGGCAAAATGCTGCTCGGCACCTGCCGCGTGCGGGCGTAGCGTAATGCCGGCTGGGGTAATGCTGGCGCGCGGGCGGATGGCGGAGTCCGCCCGGCGGCGAAGCTGGGCGGAGACCGCGCCAAACGCCGTTATAATGCCGGCGGCGGCGAGGGCCAGAACGGCAATGCCGAAGAGCGGGCTGGGGGCGCCGGCCTTGAGGAAAAGGATTGGTGCTGCCAGGCCGAGTGCTATGAGCATAATGGCCACCAGCAGCGGCGGGTTTGCCGGCGGCGGGCCGGCGATGAGGTCCGTGCGATTAATCGACGTTTCAAACATAGTCGCTGTTATGTGTCGAACTGTGACATTTTTACAATTTTCTTTTAACTTCCTTTTTGTTACAAAAATCAAGCTTTTTCAAAACTTTAGCTCTTGCGAGGATTTGGCTGCCATTATGCGCGCCCGTTGTCTCCTGCTGATTGCGGCTTTGGCGGCCGGCTTGCCGCCGGTGGCGAGGGCGGCTGACCCTGCGGTGACGGCGGCCGAAACATCCGTGCGGCTGGGGGTTACGGCGGGGTACGGCGGTTACCAGGAAAATATTTCGCCGCAGGATACTGAATCCGGCGCGCTGGTTGGGCTTTCCGGCGGGGTAAGTGCGCTCACACCCTCCGGCCTGGGTAGGTATGGCGTGCCGGACCTTTATACCGATGTTGATTACAGTTTCGCCGCGGGATTTTTAAACTACCACGGCAATTTACAGAACCCGCAAAACACGCCCTACCAGGCGCGGGACAATGCCTATTATAACACGGCGATTGTTCGGCTGGGGTTTGGTGCGCCGCTGGCCGGCGGGCCGGAGGTGATTCCATACCTCGCCGGCGGCTACCAGAATTGGTACCGCAATGTTGGGGGCGCTGCCGGCTATGGTGAGTTTTACCAGGCCGGGCTGATTGGCGGCGGCTTGCGGCTGGACATATCGGGCGGCCCCGGTTTGGTGCTTAGCGCCGCGGCTGAGGGGTTTGCGGTGATCGGCGGCTCGGTTTCCGTACCATCGCAAAGTTTTACCGGTGATTTCGGGACGAGTGCGGAGGAGCGGGTTTCGCTGGATGCGGATTACCGGTTAACGCGAACATGGCATGCTTTTGCCGGGCTTGGTGTGACGCATTACGGATATACCGGGTCCAAGCCGGGCGCCCTGAGCTTGTATGAGCCGCTGAGCTCGACGATCCAAGTGAATTCCATGTTCGGCGTGGCGTACGGGTTTTAATCCAACAATCCCGTCATTGCGACACCCGCGAACGCGGCTGGAAGCAATCCATATTTTCTTTGCAAACCAAAGAAGAAAGATGGATTGCCACGCCGGCTTCGCCGGCTCGCAATGACGCGTCAAACACGAGGGATTTTGACAGGGAAAAATATTTTTTCTAACGTTGTGTTTTTATGCTTGCCCACATTCCCCAGTTTGGAATATAGGTTTTGGCATACTGGTTATCTTTAAGCGAACAGAGAGACAAACATAAATTTCATGGCGGTAGAACCTGGTTTCATCGGGTTTGCCCGGCATGTACTGGCGGAGCAGGATATTGCGCCGGCCCGGCACCATAAGTTACTCATCTCGAAACTGGAAAATGTTCTGCAGGGGCGCACCGACCGGCTGATGGTGCAGATGCCGCCGGGCTCCGCGAAATCCACTTACGCTTCGGTGCTGTTTCCGGCGTATTTTCTGGGGCGCCACCCCGGCGGCCAGATTATTGCGGCGGCACATACGGCGTCCCTCGCGGACCATTTTGGCCGGCATGTGCGGCGGCTGGTTCTGGAACATGGCGAAATTCTGGGCGTTGAACTTGCGAAGGATAGCAAGGCGGCGGGACGATTTTCTCTAGCGGATGGCGGGGCGTATTTTGCCGCCGGTGTGCGCGGGCCGATAACCGGGCGCCGGGCGGATTTGATACTGATTGACGACCCCATCAAGTCCTGGGCGGAAGCCGATAGTCTGGTGCTCCGCGATGCGCTGTATGATTGGTACCGGGCGGAGCTAAGCGCGCGGTTGAAGCCGGGTGGGCGGATTGTGCTGGTTATGACGCGCTGGCACGAGGATGATTTGGCCGGCCGGTTGCTGCGCCAAGGCGGCGGGTGGGAGGCTTTGGTTCTGCCAGCACTGGCCGAGGAAAATGACCCGCTGGGCAGGGAGAGTGGCGAGGCGCTGTGGCCGGAATGGGAGGATGCGGCGGCAATCGCCCGGCGCAAGACGGATGTTGGTGAGCGGGCATTTTCCGCCCTTTACCAGCAAAACCCAAAGCCGCCGGAACAAGCGGTTTTTAATACGAAACAGATACGGGTTGTTGTGGAAATTCCTCCGCTGAAGCGGACGATTCGCGCATGGGATCTAGCCGCGACGCTGCCCGCACCTGGTCGGGACCCGGATTATACGGTCGGGCTAAAACTCGGCGTGACCGAGACGGACCAGATTATCGTGTTGGATGTAAAACGGTTCCGCGGAACGCCCGCGGATGTGGAGCACGAGATTGCGAAAGCTGCGAAAGCTGACGGGCCGGGCACGTTGATTGCACTGCCGCGTGACCCTGGTCAGGCCGGCGTGGCGCAGGTGTCGTATCTCACGCGCGGCTTGCTGGGCTACCGGATTGAAGCGACGCCGGAGAAAGGGACCAAGGTACAGCGTGCCAGGCCGGCGGCGGCGCAGATGGATGCCGGGAATGTTTTATTGCTGGCGGCCACTTGGAATTTTAGTTTTCTGCTGGAATTGGGCGCGTTTCCGGATTCTGAAAAGGACGACCAGGTTGATGCGTTCTCCCGCGCCGTGAACACGCTGGCGACGACGGATCGTACGCCAATCCGGCAGATGAATGTGCCCTTTCTCGGGCGGTAAAAGTAAGAGGCAGCATGTTCGAAACAATTTGTGACACCATCCCGGCGGATAGCGGGATGCCGGCGCGCGTGCGCCGGCTGGATGTGCTGCGCCGCGTGCTGGATGGCACGATTTATGACGGCCTGACCTATCAGTTTCATGAAGAGCGGAATGGCGCGGGCGAATATGTGCCGCTGCGGATGCGCCGGCCTGCCGTCCGGTATGGGCTGTGCCGCGTGGTGGTTGAAGATTCGGTGGCGCTGCTGTTCAGCAACGCGCATTTCCCGGCGGTGGAATGCGCGGATGCGGAACTGGCCGGCGTGCTGGCGCGCATTGTTGATGAGACGCGGCTAAACGAGGTGATGATTGACGCGGCACTTCGCGGCTCGGTTGGCTCGGTCGCTGTGTTGATGCGGGTGTTGAAGGGGCGGGTGTTTTTCTCGGTGCTGGAAAGCCTTTTTCTGACACCGCAATGGGATGTGACGGCGCCCGACACGCTGAGCAGCGTGACCGAAAAATATAAGGTGAGCGGAGCGGATTTGCTGGCACAGGGTTACACCGATGTTGATCCAGCCACGATCTATTGGTTTCAACGAATCTGGGATGATGGAGCAGAAACTTGGTATTTGCCGTGGGCGGTGAACGACCCGCTGGCAATGCCGGTGGTTGATAAGGCGCGCAGCGTTTCGCACGGGCTGGGTTTTGTGCCGGTTGTGTGGATAAGGAATCTGCCGGGCGGCGATGGCGTGGAGGGCGCCTGTACGTTTCGGGCCGCGATCGAGACGAATATCGAGATTGATTATCAGCTCAGCCAGGCCGGACGCGGGTTGAAATATAGCTCGGACCCGACATTGCTGATCAAGGAGCCGGCGGTCGGGGATTCCCAGATCGTGAAAGGTGCAGCCAATGCTCTGGTGGTTTCCGAAAAAGGCGATGCCAAACTGCTGGAGATTGGCGGGACAGCGAGCGAGGCCGTGATATCCTATGTTCGCACCTTAAGGGAATTTGCGCTGGAAGCCGTGCATGGCAATCGCGCGAGCGCGGACCGGCTGACCGCCGCGCAATCCGGCCGGGCGCTGGAGCTGATGAACCAGGGGCTGATCTGGCTCGCGGATAATTTGCGGATTTCCTACGGTGATGGTGGCGTGCTCCCGCTTTTAAAAATGGTCGTGCGGGCCTCGAATATCTATCCATTGCTGGTGATGGGCGAGGTTGTGGCGCCGATGGATACGGCAACGAGAATTTCGTTGCGCTGGCCGCGCTGGTATCCGCTTTCCGCGGATGACCGGCTGAAGGAAGCACAGGCCGTCGCGACGCTCGCGAATGCCGGGCAGCTTTCGCGGGAGGCCGGCGTGAAAGTGACGGCGGCGGCAACGGGCGTTGAAGACGTGGCGGCCGAACTTGATGCGATTGACCAGGAGTCTGCATGACCGAAGAGACAAATGATACCGGTGAAGACTGGCAGGCGCGCGCCGAACATGCCGAGGCGGCGCTGGCGGATGAGCAGGCGCAGGCGAATGCGCGGCTGATTCGGGCGGAGCTAAAGGCGGAGGCAATCCGCGCCGGGATGATTGATCTAGACGGGCTGAAATTGCTCGACCTGGCGGATGTAAGCCTGAACCAGAATGGCGAAGTTGCCGATGCCGCCGCGATTTTGGCGAAGTTGAAGCGAACGAAGCCGTGGCTGTTTGCCAATGTTGCATCCTCCTCCGCCGCCGCGAATCCGCCAAAGCCGGAGCCGCCGCGGATGCGGCATGCGCGTGAGCTGAGCCATGAAGAGTGGCTGGTGGCGAGGGCTGCGCTGCTACGTAGAAAGTAAGTCGTGGATGCCGGCCTGCGCCGGCATGACGGCTGTTGTGTGTGAGGCTTTTAACAGTTGAAGGATTTGGCTTATGGGCATTCAGAATTTTCCGGCGGCGTTGCAGCCGATCATTCAGCAGGGGTTTCTGGAACGCGAGTTCGAGATGTCTCTGAAATCGCGGCTTGGGTATCGGCTGATCGCGGACCGGGAGGAATTCTCGGTCGGCATCGGCGAGACGCTGACCAAAACCCGTGCCGGGTTGAAACCCACCGTGACGGTGCCGCTGGTGGCGGCGAGCAATACGAATTTGGATAACGGCCTAACCGCCACCAGCTGGGGTATAGAGCAGTATACCATCACGCTGAATTTCTACGCGGCAACGCAGGATTTGAACATGGTGACGAGCCGTGTCGGCATCGCCTCGCAATTTTTGCAGAATGCCGCGACGAATGGCGAGCAGGCCGCGCGCAGCCTGGATGAGCTGGCGCGCAACGCGCTGTTCGCCCCCTATTTCGGCGGCAATACAAGGGTGATGACGGCTCTCAATTCGGCGGCCCCAAGCGTCGAAGTGGACGATATTCGTGGATTCCAAACGGTTTTTGTCAACGGCGTGCAGCAGGGTGTTTCCAGCAGCTATCCGCTGACGGTGACTGTTGGGTCGAACACGTATACCGTTGTCGGCGTAACGCCGGATGCGACGAATTTTTCAACGGCACCTGGCGGCATCTCCGGCGTCTTGCAGTTTTCCGGCAATGTAGCAACCATCGATGCCGCCGTGGGCAATCCCGTGCAGGCCGCGACGGCGAGTTCCATCATCCGGCCGGCGTCCCGCAACACGACCGCGGCGCTGCAGGCAACGGATCAGCTGACGATGGGGAATTTGCTGGATGCCGTGTCCCTGCTGCGGCGCAACGCGGTGCCGCTGGTGGATGGGGTTTATAATTGCTATCTCGATCCGGTTTCCGCGCGGCAGTTGTTTTCGGACCCGGACTTCAAGCAGTTGTTCCAGGGCGCCACATCCTCCAACCCGGTCTTCCGGCAGGGCATGGTAAGTGATTTTCTGGGCTTGCGGTTTATTACGACAACGGAAGCCTATGTCCAGGCGCACCCCACAACTCCGGGGATTTACGTGCGGCGGCCCATTGTGTGCGGCCAGGGCGCGCTCATCGAGGGTGATTTTGCCGGCATGGCGGGGGATGATGTGGCGCCAAAAGACAGCCTGGTGAACATCATCGACAATGTGGCGATGGTGACGCGCGAGCCGATTGACCGGCTGCAGCAGATTATCGCGCAAAGCTGGTATTGGATCGGGGGGTTCTGCGCGCCATCCGATACCACCACCACGTCGACCACGGTGCCAACAGCAACCAACGCGAATTACAAGCGCGCGGTGATGCTGGAGCATATCGGGTAAGGGAGGAGCAAAAAAATGGCGACAGGTTCAACGCAGCCGTTCCGGCCTGCCGGAACGGTAACTTTGGCGGCCTCCACCGCTTCCGCCAACAAAGCGCTTGCCGGCGGCGGGAGTGCGGTGCTGATTTACAATGCTTCATCCGCCACGGCGTTTTTTCGGCTGGGGGCAGCGTCCTCGCTCGCGGCTTCCGTGGCTGACACGCCGGTCCCGCCGGGGCAGCGCATGTTGGTGGATGGCGGGCCGTTTGTGACCTACGCGGCGGCGATTCTCAGCGCCGGCACTGGAAATGTTTATTTCACCCTTGGATATGGGGACACGTACTGAAATGTCCGGCGTTATCACCGATGCGCAGAAGGTGGACATCCGGCGGTTCTGCGGCTACCCGGCCTATGGGGCGGGCGCAGCGGGGTTCAATTCCTGGCGGTTTTTTCAAGCGTACGGGACTTTGGAATACCGGTTGAACAATTTGGCGCCGGCGGAAATTGCGGTGACGCTGCAATATATCTCCACTCTCGCGACGCTGGAGGCGGCGATTCCGCCCGCATCCGCGAATTTGGATACCGAGAGTGCGGCGGCGTGGACGCATAACGAGAACGAAACGAAGGACCGGATGGTGCTGTTTGATAGCTGGCGCCGGCGGCTATGCGGGTTTTTGGGCGTGCCGCCGGGGCCGGCTTTGGCCGATGCCGGCATCACACTGGTGGTGTGAGCATGGATGGCGTGCGGCTGGCAGACCGGCTTGCCTATGGCGCGGGGTGTGCCGCGCGGCGGGTTGGGTTTTTGCACGACGCGTACCGGCCGGACGGGCCAGAGGCGCCCGTTGACCTGGCCAAGCGTTTCTTGCGCCTGGCTGTCGCGTTTGTACTGCCTGGCGGCAATGTGGGCGCGCCCAGCGGCTTTGGCGTACCGTTCCGGCAGGCCTGGGCGGATTGGAGCTATCTGCAGGTAGGGGATTATCTGGCGGGACCGGAGGGCACGGTGTTCGTGGCGGCGATAGAGCCGCCGAAGCCGATGTTGGTGGTGATGACGAATGCGGTGGTGAGCCTGTGGCGGCCTGCCGCACCCGTGCTGGCGGGTGTGAACCCGTATGGCGCGGTGTTGCCGAGTACGGAGACGGCGCTGGTAACCGGCTTTCCGGCAAGCCTGCTGGTGGGTGGCACCGGGGACCGCACGCGGGCCGGGCTGCCGGATGATACGCGCTCGCCTGGCTTTGTGGCGTTGCTGCCGGCAGTGCCCTGCGTTCAGCCGCGGGTGGCGGATATTCTGACGAATGACCGGGCGGAGCGGTTTGTGGTGACGGCGGTGGAGCTGGTGAACGGCGTGTGGCGGCTATCCCTGGTGCAGGCGGTAAGCTGATGGCGGACCAGGCGGATGTTGAAACGGCGATCACCGCGATTGTTGCCAATGCGTTGTATCCGGCGGGGACGGATGCGGCGAGTGTGACCGGAAATGTGTGCCGGGTGTATCGGGGTTATCCAACCGCACCTGCGTTGGATACGGATTTGGCGGCCGGTGTGCTGCATGTTTCCGTGGTAGCGGATGGCGTGATTAAAAATGTCACGCGCTATCCGCGCGTCTGGCAAACGGTTGCGCCGGTGGCGGCGAGCCTTACCGTGCAGGCGGGTACGCAAAGCGCGAGCTTCGCCGGCACTTGCGCGGTGGGGCAACTGGCGGGCGTGGCCGTGGGCGGGGCGTTGTTTCCGTATGCCGTGCAGGCGAATGACACGCCGGCGACGGTGGCGAGCAACCTGGCGGCGCTGCTGCGGGCGGCAGGGTGGTTTGTGGATTATGCCGGTGCGACGATCACCATTCCGGATGCGCGGCTGTTCACCGCGCGGGTGGTGAATGGCGCGGGGGCGTTGCAGGAGATTAAGCGGCAGATTCAGGAATTTAAAATCACGCTCTGGTGCCCGGACCCGGCCAGCCGGGATGTGGCGGCGCCGGCGGTGGATGCAGCACTTGCGGCCGCGGCATTTATGCCGCTGGCCGATGGGTCCTCCGCGCGGATGATATTTCTGGGCAGCGACGTGGTGGATGAGGCGGCGGATGCCACGCTGTACAAGCGCGATTTGCGGTACAGCGCGGAATACCCGACGACGCTGGCGCAGCTAACGCCGGCCATGCTGTTTGGCACGGCGAATTTTACCGCCGATGCGGCGTTTGTAGAAACTTTGAACGGCTAAAGGAAATTCCATGACATTCCAGCTTGTGGTGCTGAAGCCCTTTCAGGGCTTTGGCCGTGGTGACGTGATTACGGATACGGCTGTGATGAACAAAATTCTGGCCGGTCCGGAGGCCAGTTTTGTGGTGCGCGTGAGCGCTAAGGAGGCTTGAACCATGCCGATTTTTGCAGAAGGCGCGTTGAATACCACGGCGCTGATTGTGCCGGATTTATATGTGCAGATTGTACCGCCGCAGACCTTGCTTCTCAACGGCGTGGCCACGGATACGCTGGGCGTTGTGGGCACTGCAAGCTGGGGGCCGGTGGGCGAGCCGGTGATTATTGGGACCATGAGCGCCTATGCCGCCGCATTTGGCCCGGTGATGGCGCGCAAGCACGATATGGGCACGGCGGTTGCGGCCGCGGTGCAGCAGGGGGCGGCGAATTTCCGTTGCGTGCGCGTGACGGATGGCAGCGACACGGCGGCTTCGGTTTCTCTGCTTGGCGCCATTACATTCACGGCGTTGTATACCGGCAGTTTGGGCAACCAGTTGACGGTGACACTTTCCGCCGGGTCGGCTGCGAGTTCCTGGCGGTTGTCCGTAGCGCTGCCGGGGCTTAGCCCGGAGGTGTTTGATAACATCTCCGGCACTGGTGCTGTGTTCTGGAGCAATCTGGCGAATGCGGTGAACCACGGCAATGGCGCGTTGCGCGGGCCTTCCCAGCTTGTTGCAGCTACGACTCTTGCCGCGAGTGCGACGCCGCTGGCGGGGACGTATCCGTTTTCCGCCGGTACGCCGGGGACGGATGGCGCCGGCGCGGTGACGGCGGGGACGCTGGTGGGGAGTGATACATTGCCGCGCGCCGGCATGTACGCGCTGCGCGGGCAGAGTTGCGCGCTGGCGATGCTGGCGGATGCGGATGATGCAACACAATGGAGCGTGCAGGCGGCATTTGGACTTTCCGAAGCGGTATACATGATTCTTACTGGGCCGGCCGGAGATACGATTGCCAATGCGGCGGCGACCAAGGCGGCGGCGGGGATTGATACCTATGCCGTGAAGCTGATGTTTGGTGATTGGGTTTATTGGTACGACCAGGCGAATGCGCTGACCAGGCTGGTTTCGCCACAGGGGTTTGTAGCGGGGCGGCTGGCGAATTTGTCGCCGGAGCAATCATCTTTGAACAAGCAGTTATATGGCGTGATTGGCACGCAGAGATCCGGCCAGCCGGGCGGGGGCACCGCGACGACGTATGCGTCCGCTGATCTTTCGGCGCTGCTTTCCGCGGGGATTGACGTGATTGCCAACCCGCAGCCGGGTGGCGCGTATTGGGGGGTGCGGGGCGGGCATAATGCATCCTCCAATGCTGCCATCCAGGGCGATAATTATACGAGGCTGACCAACTACATTGCGAGCACGCTTTCCGCCGGCATGGGGCAGTATGTGGGGCAGTTGGTAAATGCCACACTGTTCCAGAATGTACGGGCGACATTGCTGGCATTTTTGAATGGGCTGCTGGGGCAGGGGATGTTGGGAAGCACCGATGGGTCCCTGCCATTCGCGGTGGTGTGCGATACGTCGAATAATCCCAGCACGCGGACCGGGCTTGGCTATGTTCAGGCGGATGTGCAGGTGCAGTACCAGGCGATTAACGAGAAATTCATTGTGAATGTGCAGGGCGGGCAGACGGTGCAGGTGAGCCAGCAGCTTGTGCCGAGCGCGTAAGGGAGAGTTAGGACATGCCGTATAATACGTTTTCCGTTGGCAGCGACTGCCAACTTGTGGTGATGGGGCCGTTCGGCCGGGTGGATTTGGCGCATGTGACCGGGTTTGAGGCGGCACAGGTAACGCAGGCGATTCGCGTGGACCGGCTGGATGGCGTGCAACTCGGCGCGGAGCTGCCCAAGGGTTGGCAAGGCGTATTCACTCTGGACCGTGGCTCCTCCGCCGCGGATGACTTTATCGCGTCAATCGAGCGGGCTTATTTGAATGGGCAGTCCATTGGGGCGGGGACTTTGTACCAATATGTTAACGAACCTGATGGCTCGACATCCACATACCAATTCAGTGGGGCCGTGTTCAAATTGGTGTCCGCCGGCGCGTACCGGGGGGATGCGCCGGTTGCGCAGAAATTGCAGTTTTACGCATCCAGCCGGGTGAGGGTGTGATGGAGCGGGTGATTACGGACAAGGCCGGGCGGCGGCTGACGCTGCGCAAGTTCGGCGTGCTGGAAACGTTGCGATTGTTCAAAGGCGTGGGGCCGGAGCTTTCCGCAAACAACGCTTATATCGGCGTGGCGAGCTATGCCGGTTCTGTTGCGATGATTGACGATATTCCGATGCCCTTTCCGGCGAGTGAGGCGGGTGTTGAGGCGTTGATTGAGCGGCTTGGCGATGAGGGGATGGAAGCGGTGATGGCGGCGGCCAAGCCAGCGGCGATTGAGACGGTGGTTGCAGACGCGGGAAACTAAGCCGGCACCCGGCACTGACGGATTGTTTGTATCTGGTGAAGTGCGGGGTGCCTTATGATGTGGCGTTTGGGCTGGATGAGGCGGAGCGCATGGCTTATGTTGTGGCACTTGGGTGTTTGGATGGTTTGACGTTTGATTGGCGGCGGCTGCGGTGGGATGAGTCTGTTTAACCATTGATGAACGAAATAGTGCTATCGGGTTGAGTATGAGGCGAATTCTTGTTTTGGGCGTTGCATGTTTATTTGCCGTACTGTTGGCCGGCACAGCCGCGATTTATTGTTACGATGGCATGTATGGCATTAACACCGTATTGCATGGAGGGCCGACAAGGTGGCTTACCATGCAGGCTGATGACAAGCGGCTGCCGGTTGAAATTCAGTGGGCGCTTGGGGGCCGGCCGCCGGAAGCGGCGCCTGGGCCGTTTGCATGGCGGCAGATTGAGCCTGGGCTTGAGGTTGCGGAACTGCCGGTGATTGCCGAGGGGCGCAATGTTGATAGCATATTGCTTACGCGGATCGACACGGAGAAGTTTCGATTTGAGTTGCGGAACAGGGAAGCGGGCGATCGTGACCTTGCCGGTTGGATGCGTGCGTTAAGGCCGGTGGTGTTGATTAACGCAAGTTATTTTTCGCCGGACGCGCGGCCGGATACACCGTTTTTGAGTGAAGGCCGGCTGATCTCAGCGCGGAATGACCCGCCGGCGCAGGGTGTTTTTACTGCTGGGCAAAGCGAGGCAGAGGTTGAGGCGCTGCCGAATAGCGATTGGGGGCGGGCCTTCCAGGGCGCTGAGAATGCGCTGGCGACATACCCGCTGCTGATTGGGCCGGATGGGTCCAATATGGGCATTCAGGAGAGCCATTGGGTGGCGAACCGCAGTTTCGTGGGTGAGGATGGTAGCGGCGGGATTATTCTGGGTACGACGACCGGTGCGTTTTTTTCGCTCGCTAGGTTTGCGATATTTCTTCATTTGGCGCCTTTGGGGTTGAAATTGGCGTTGAATTTGGATGGCGGGCCGGTGGCGTGCCAGGCGGTGGATACGCCGGAATACCAGCGGCGTTTTTGCGGCGAGTGGGAGATACGCGACCGGGGTGGAATGTTTAAAGTTTTGAAAATGCCGAAGGGGAGTTGGATACCGTTGCCGGTTGTGCTTACAGTGTATCGGAAGTGACGACAAGGTAGGCTGAGCCGGTTATGTTTCCTTCACTAGATATAATAGACATTTTGACCTCGCGGCAAATTTTGGCTATTCCGGAGTTTTTGATTCTGTATGCTTTGTCCACGTTTGTTGTGAGGCTCGGCTTCAGAGAGTCTGTGCTATTCATCTTTCTTTATTTGCTCAATCAAATCGTCATCGTTGCCGCTAATCAAGCGGCGGATTAGCTCAGATAACAAAAAATGTTACATTCTAACGCCACGCTCAATCTTGTCACTTTAGGGCCGATCTTCGCTATACCGGTCTCTCTTGCGTTCTATGTCGTTTTTAGGCATTCAATCGGCAAATCTATACCAGGACTAGCTTTGTTATTTCTCGCTACACCTGGCATCTTGCTAGCTTATCTGTGGTGGCTTATTTTAGATGACAGTTTTTTGTACTATATTTGTTTTAGTATCATTATAATACCAACCAATGTCATATCTCCATGTTTTGCGATTTACGCAGTTTTTTTGGCTTGTAAAAAAAACGACTTTGTAAAAATGTCAGACTTACAAAAAAAAATACTTATAATATCGATTGGATGCCTAGGCATCTTTTATGTATATGATCAGATTGTTGTTTTTACACTAATTCAATCTTTGAGAGATTTTTAACATCAAAAGTGAGAAAAATGGCCGTCTATATTCCCCGTCCGGGCAAATCAAATACTGATCCGCAACCTTATGATAAAGCCGCTCTTCGGTATTTGAAAGATAACGAGTCAACTATAAATCTTGTTTCCTCTGATCTTGGTGTTTCCCCGAACGCCGTTGCGGGCAGTATGGCCCGGGAGATAACAAGATCCGATGGAGAAATATTGCCGGAACATGCCCTTCACGCGGTTTTGTTTGATCTCGCAAAGTTAAAGTCTGAGCAAAGCTATGAGGAGGAGTACCAGAAGGATTTACAAGACATTGCTCGAAACCCAGGTATTCTAGACGGTAACCCATGGGGAAGATACCTCTCTTACCCTACCGTTCGGGATATCGGACCGGGTTCGATTAAAGTCTTTACCGCCATTCAGATAATAAAGCAGTACCAAGAGACGGCGCAAGCTAAGGCACTCGGGTTAGATAAATATAAGTTGACCGACTTGAAGGCTATTGTTCATGATCTGAACGATCCGGCCAACCCGCTTAGTATCAAAATCGCCGGACTGGTCGTCTTGAATGGCCAAAAATTCTTCTCCGATAAATCCATTGCCGGAATTCCTTGGGCAAAGTTGACGAAGGAACAACAGGATGCCGCGCTAACCGCCTATTATACGGTTGGTGAGCATGCGGTTAGCGTTGACATGGCGAAGAATGAGTTTTTCCCTTTTGCGCCTGGGCCGAAGGGCGGCAAGGTGGGTCCCTGGATTTTATTCGGTAATAATTATTCAAATCTGAATACTATACTTGCGAAAGGCAGATCACTCGGCCTTTCGGTTGCCCCGGTTGCGCGGCCAAAGCCACCGCGAAAAGCGCAGCCCGAATATATGAAACACGCTGGAACGGGTGCGATGCTGGCTCCCGCACGGAAGGTTTTGGATTTGCTTCCGGTAGGTACAAATTATATTGCAAATATAGCGGCGGCAGTGGAGGCGGCAAATGTACCGGCAGCGAAGTATATGGCGGCGGCGGGAGGCTTGCCGCAATCTTTAGCGCCCCGGCTGTGGGCTGAGTTACCTGCTGACGTCAACCGGCGTGGGAGCACCTATACAGCGCTGGCGCAAGGACAGCCAGGCAGCTTAGTTAGTGAATTGTATCTGGCGATGAAAGATAGGACCGCAATGGCGCTATGGGTTGCCGGTGCGGCAGCTTCGGCGCCGGTGTTTTCGAGATTTTCCGCAATCGAGCGGCGGACATTGCCTAGCATCTCGCCGATAGGGCGCCGTGCGCGGGACGAGGTTTCGGCTGAGCCTTTGGTTGCGCGAAGCGCGGAGAGCGCTATGCCCGCGGCCGGCCAATATGCAGCCCCGGTTTTGCCGGCGGGGCAAAAAATTGATCAGCGGCGGTTGCGCGGCGCGTTGGATGAGCTGTTGAGCCGGCAGGGGCGGTTGCCGCCTTCCGGCGGTGCGGCGTTCGACCCGCTGCTGACGCCGGCGTGGCCGGGGCTGCAACTGCCCGTTTGAGGGGTGACATGAGCCAAGTAATTTTGACCCTGGGCGGCGTGAAATTCCAGGATTTTGAAGTGCCCGAGCAGATACGCTTTGGCGGCGGGCAGCGCCTGGCGGTGCATGAGCTGATCGGCGGCGGCCGGTTGGTGGATGCGCTGGGCGATGATGCCGGGGAGGTTGTATTTTCCGGAATCTTTTCCGGCAGTGATGCGGCATTGCGCGCGCAAACTTTGGATGCCGCGCGGGCGGAAGGTGCCGAGATTCCGCTGGTATGGGATGGGTTTTACTACACCGTCATTATCGCGGAGTTCGCGGCGGAGTACAACAAGCCCTGGTGGATTCCGTTTGCCATACGCTGCGCGGTGGTGGTTGACCCCGCCACTGCGTTTGACTCTTTGCTGGCGCCCGTTTCCAGTTTGATCAGCGGTGATATTTACGCGGCCTCGGCTCTGCTCTCGCTTGCGGGGTTGCCAGCGGGCGCCCTCGGTCGAGCGACGGCGGCTGGCCTAGCGGCCGTGCAGGCGGATATTGCGGGGGGACTTTCCAGCATGGGCAATTTGCTTGGCGGCAATGTGGCGGCGCTGAATGCGGCGCCGGATGCACTCACGGGTATTGGCGCGCTGAACCACATATCGGCAAACACAGGTGCTCTAGCGGGCTTGAGCGGCGTGAGCGGTTATGTGAACAGGGCCGCAACAAATCTGGCGGATGAACTTCTATGAGCGTGCAAACGGTAACCGTGGCCGGCGGCAATTTGTTCAAGCTGGCCGCTGTGTATTTGAATGACGCAACACAATGGAACCGCATTGCGCAGGCGAATGGCCTTTCCGACCCCGTGTTGAACGGGTTGAACACGCTGGTGATTCCGCCGGTGAACCCGAATGCGGGGGGCGGCATTGCCGGTTAGCCAGCCGCAGGTGCGGGTGAGCATTGGCGATGCGATTTTGCCTGGCGCCATTTCACTGGAAGTGGAAAAGGTTGCGTATTTTGCGGCCGGGCGGTTTGTGGTGACAATGCCGCTGCGTGGGAACACGGCGTTTTATGCTTCGCTTGGTTTGCAGACGATTACAATCAGCATTGCCGTGAACCCCGCGGGGTATTTGGAACTGCTGACCGGGCAGATTGATAATATCAGGATCGACCTGGCGGAGACCACCGCGACATTGTCCGGGCGGGATCTCTCGGCGCGGTTGATTGATACCGAAATATCCGAGACATTTGCCAACCAGACCGCGAGCCAGATTGCAACCACCATCGCGGCGCGCCATGGGCTGGTGCCGAATGTCACCGCCACGGTAACGCCGGTTGGGCAGTATTACGAGTTGGACCATGCCCGCAGCGCGCTCTCGCTGCATTCACGGGCGGGCACTGAGTGGAACATGCTCTCCCTGCTGGCGAAGGCGGAGAATTTTGGGCTTTCCGTGACGGGGACGACGTTGAATTTCGGCCCCGTTGCGGCGGGGATTCCGGTTGTTCTCGCACCGCAAAGTTGCATTTCGCTCGAACTTGATGTTGCGACGACCATACCGGCAGCCACGACGGTGAAGTCCTGGAATACGCGCAACAAAACGGTGGTGACGCAGTCGGCTGGAAGTGGAACGGGAAATTCAACCACGCTAATCCGGCCGAACCTGACCAGCGCGCAGGCGAGCAGCCTGGCGGCAAACCATCTATCCGTGCTTGCGCGGCATGGCACGATTCTGCGGGCGACAATCCCCGGTGAGACGGCGCTGACGCCGGCATCGGTGATTTTGCTGACGGGGACAAATTCCTCGCTCGACCAGAGCTATGCGATTGATGCGATTATCAGATCGGTTGATGGGCGCAACGGCTTTACCGAGACCATTCACGCGCACGCTTTACCCGCTTAAGGAATTTTGGTTTGGACCGTTTCTGGAATGCCGTGAAGGCGCAAGCCGGCGCGCTGGATGGGCTGGCCGGCGTGGCACGGTTCGGGCTGGTATCCAGCTTCGACCCCGCCGCCTATGCCGCGCGCGTTCTCATGCAGCCGGAAAATGTGCTGAGCGGCTGGTTACCGATTTTGTCAGCCTGGGTCGGCAATGGCTGGGGCCTGGCGGCGCCGCTCACGCCGGGTGACCAAGTGCTGGTGATCGCGCAGGAAGCGGACGCGGAGCATGGGGTGGTTCTCGGCTGCGTATGGTCCGCGGTGGACAAGCCCGGCGGCGCGCCGAGCGGTGAGCTTTGGTTGCAGCACCAATCAGGAAGTTTTGTGAAACTGCACAATGACGGGACGATTGCGATGCAGGCGGCAACGGTGAACGTGACAGGCAATTTGGTGGTGAGCGGCGATATCTCGGATAAAAACGGTGCGCACGGCACGCTGGCGGCTTTGCGCAACGCGCATGATGAGCATGTGCACGCGGACGGCCAAGGTGGCGTGACCGGCCTGCCATCGGTGACCGTGTAATGGCGGATCTGGCATTGCTGTTCGGCGGGGATTTATCCGTGGGGCCGACGGGGGATATTGCGGTGGCGGATGGGGCGGCACTAACGCAGCAGCGTGTGCTCCGCCGGCTGCTCACGAATGCCGGAGACTATATCTGGCAACTCACCTATGGCGCGGGGCTGGGCCAATTTGTTGGCCAGCCAGGTGCGGTGGCGGCCATACAGGCGGTGACGCGCGCGCAAATGCTGCGGGAAACTGCCGTCGCGGCCAGCCCCGCGCCGGTGATCAGCGCGAGTTCGGCCACGGACGGAACGGTTTCGCTATCGGTGCAATACGCCGATGCGGCGACGCAGCAGACCAATCTACTCAGTTTTTCAGTATAGGGCATCATGCAATTATCGTTGCAGAATTTCTCCACTTTGGTGGAGGGGATGGCGGCTGCCGTGCAGGGGGCCGCGAGCAATTTGCTTGATCTGACGGCAGGTTCCGTATTGCGGGCGATTCTGGAGGCGAATGCCTCCATCGCGCTTTGGCTGCAATGGCTCATCGTGCAGGTGCTGGCAACAACCAGGCTGGCGACGAGCACGGGGGCCGATTGCGACAGTTTTGGCGCGGATTTTGGATTTGTGCGGCTTGGCGCCGTGGCGGCGATTGGCCAGGTGACATTCTCGCGGTTTACGCCAAGTGTCGCGGCGTTTATTCCGGTGGGTACTACCGTTGCCACATCCTCCAACGCGACAAGTTTCACGGTGACGGCTGATCCCGCGAATCCTGCATACAGCGCCGCCGCCAGTGGCTATAATCTGGCGGCGGGCGTGGCGAGCGTGACGGTTCCGGTAGCCGCGAATGTTCCAGGCAGCGCCGGCAATGTTCAGCCGGGCGCGATTGCGGTGGTAAGTTCCGCGCTGGCGGGTGTTGATACCGTAACGAATACCCTGGCGCTGACGAGCGGGCTGGATGCCGAGAGTGATGCAGCGTTCCGGGCACGGTTTGGGAATTATCTGGCGAGCCTTTCGAAAGCGACGGATGTGGCGGTGGGTGCCGCCATTGCGGCAGTTCAGCAGGGGCTGAGCTATGTGATCAGCGAGAACATCAACCAGGCTGGTGCGCCGCAGATGGGCCATTTTGTGGTGACGGTTGATGATGGCTCTGGCACGCCGCCGGCGAGTTTGCTGAGTGCTGTGTGGCAGGCTGTGAATGCCGTGCGGCCGGTTGGCGCCAGTTTTGCGGTGCAAGGGCCACTGGTAACACCAGCTAATGTGTCTCTAACGATCATGACTCTTCCGGGCGTATCGCACCAAACGGTGGTTGCCGTTGTTGCGGCGGCGATTGAAAACTACATTGCGTCCCTCGGTGTGGGTGCCACGCTGAGTTACACCCGGCTTGCGCAGTTGGCTTATGCGGCGTCTGGTTCGGTTACGAATATTTCCGCGGTGCTGCTGAATGGCGGAACGGCGGATCTGGCGCCGCCCTTGTTCGGCGTGGTGCGCACTGGCACGGTCACGGTTTCCTGACCATGACGGGCGACACTTCCGATATGCTGGCGCGGCTTAAATCCGTTTTGCCGGCGCGCTGGTTTGGTGATACCACGCCGATCCTGGATGCGGTTCTGACCGGAATCGCAACGGCATGGAGCGGCCTGTACGCGCTGTTGGCGAATGTAAAAGTGCAGGCGCGCATCGCCACCGCATCCAGCATATTTCTGGACATCGCGTCCACGGATTATTTCGGCACCAGCCTGCCGCGCCGGAATGGCGAGGCGGACGGAGCCTTCAGTGTGCGCATCCGCGCCAATCTGGTGCTGCCCCGCGCCACGCGGGCCGGGCTAAGTTTTGTACTGCAAAACCTTACAGGCCGGGCGCCGATTATTTTTGAACCGCTCAACGCGGCGGATACTGGCGGATATAATTCAAACGCGCTCGGCTACGGCACTACCGGCGCTTATGGCAGCGCGAACCTGCCGTTCCAGTTTTTCGTCACCGCCTATCGCCCGAACGCGACACCAGTCAGCAATGCCGGCGGCTATAATGCAGGCCCCGGCGGCTACAACAATGCGCCGATGGTCTACGCCGACACAGCACAGGCACCGGGCGCGATTGATGACGCGGATATTTATGCGGCCGCCGCCGCGGTGCTGCCGGTTGCCAGCATTGCCTGGATGAACATTTCAAACTGAGGTTTCAACATGGATCGTAATATCGTCTATCCGGGGAGCATTCCGCTGGATACGGATATTCTTGGGCTCAATCGCAATGCCATGGTCGGCATTGGCGCGCTCACCGCCGCCGTTCTGGGCGGCACTGTGGTGGCGGATGGGTTGGTTTGCACGCCAACATCACCGGCCTCGCTCACCGTGAATATCGGGCCGGGCAGCATCACGCAGCTTTCGCCGCTGGATGCGAATGCCTATGGCTCCCTGGCGGCGGATGTGGCTGACCAGCTTGTTAAAACCGGAATCAATCTGCAATCCACCAGCTTCACGCTGGCAGCACCCGCAAATTCCGGCCAGTCGATCAATTATCTCATCGAGGCGGCGTTTGATGAGGCGGATGCTTCGCCTTCCGTGTTGCCCTACGTGAATGCGGCAAATCCGTCCCAACCTTATTCCGGGCCAAACAATTCCGGTACGGCGCAAAACACCCAGCGCATTCAGCGCGTGCAATTGCAGTTGAAGCCAGGTGCTGCGGCGAATGCGGGTACGCAGGTAACACCGGTGGTGGATGCCGGTTGGGTGGGGCTTTACGTCATCACCGTGAATTTCGGGCAGACGGTGATAAATGCGCCCGGAATCGTTACGTTACCGGGCGCGCCGTTCGTCAACTTCAAACTTCCGGCGCTCAGGCCGGGCTTTTCATCCATGCAGGTGTTAACCTCCTCCGGCACGTTCGTGGTGCCGAATGGGGTGACGGCGGCGCGTGCCACGGTCATCGGCGGCGGCGGGGCGGGTGGATACCACAGCACCATGCCCAGCGGCGGCGGCGGTGCTGGCGGTGAAGCGGTGGGTATTGTTGCACTAACACCGGGTCAGACGGTTGGGGTGACAGTCGGCGCTGGCGGCGCCGTGCCGGCCTCTCCGGGCAATGGCGGGCCGGGCGGAATGTCGAGTTTCGGGTTTTATATTTCCGCCACCGGCGGTGCTGGCGGCAGCGGCGGCACGACAACGCAGTTTGCAATGGCCGGCGGCGCCGGCGGTGCTGGCACTGGCGGGCAGATCAATCGCGGTGGTTCCTATGGCAGTGATTCGATTGTGCTGGCATGCCGCGGCGGGGATGGCGGCGGGCCAGGCAATGGCCGGGCCTCCAGCGGGCCGATTAACGGGCTGAACGCAATCGGCTACGGCGGCGGTGGCGGCGGTGGCGGCACCACCACCACGGGAAGCCCGCCGGAGGGCTTCCAGGGCGGCAACGGCGCGCCTGGCATTGTTATTGTTGAATACTGAGGAGTCTCCGCCATGAGCACGCCCGCCGCCCATTTATGGCGCCCATCCAACGCCCGCTATCTTCAGATTGACGGGTTCGTTCCCACGCCGCGCGGCCCGCAAGTGCCGCCGGCCACGCCGCTGAAATGGCCCGCGAAAGACCCCGGCGATACGCTGGATTATGTGTTCGATATCTCGCCCGCGCTAACGGCGAATCCTGGCGATTCAATCGCCGCACTCGATGTCGCGATCAGCCCGGATAATCCGGGTGATCTTACGCTCGTATCATCCAGCGCGGATGGCGCGCGGGCCGTGCTGTGGCTCACCGGCGGGCAGCCACTCACAAACTACACCGTCACCGTCACCATCACCACTACGGGCGGCCGCACGCTGGCGCGCAGCATCACACTGCCGGTCGTGTCGCTCGCCAGTGTTCCAGCACCGGCCTCGGCACTTACCACGCCAAGCGGCCAGGCTTTGACAGACCCAACCGGCACGCCACTGACGACAGATTGAGGTTTTAATTCATGCCGACAATCGGACAATTACCGGCCGCGAGCTCCGTTTCGGACAGCGATGAAGTGCCCATTTTCCAGAATGGCCAGACACTTGCGGCAACCCGCGCCCAGGTGCTGGCGGGGCTGCAAACCGCGCTCGTGGTGCCGCAGAATACGCTGCTTGGCGGCATTGGCCCCGGCTCCGCGGCGCCGGTGCCCATTGCCATCGGGTCGAATCTTTCAATGTCCGGCGGCACGCTTTCCGCCAGCGCCGCGCCGTTTGAAATTACGTCACTGCCCGCCGGTGTGACACCTGGTGCGGCGGATATTGTGCCCATTGGGCAAAGCGGTGCGAATGCCGGTATCACCTACGCCAATTTTATGGCGGGTATTGGCGGTGTCTCTGGCCTGCCAGGCGGCGCGCTGACAGCCACGGCCACGGGTGCGACAACCGCGCGCACGCTGGCGGCGCTGGCGGATAATGCCGTCTCCATCGAAGACTTTGGCTCCGCGGGTGACGGTGTCACGGATGACAGTGCCGCCTTGCTCGCGGCCCTCGCATCCGGCAACCCGGTACGTTTTGGCGCAAAAACCTACGCGATTGCCGGCGAGTGCGACATCACCGCCGCCTCATGCGCCTTGCTCGGCGTTCCGGGACTGACCAAGCTCACGCGGCCCGCGCAATCCAGGCTCGGCACCTCCGCGACGGCGGCATGGATAAGTATTTCATCCGCCACATTGTTCATCGACGGCATTATTTTTGACGCGAACACGGCCGTTACCGCCGATACCTACGCGGTGGCCATTCAGGCGGCGTGCACGAAATCCATTGTCACACGCTGCCTGTTCCGCAACGCAAAGAGCCCGAACAATGGCTCCGGCCTGATTTACGTGGCGAGCGACCCAGCGATTACGCAGCACCATGTGAACGATTGCGAATTCACCGCCAATGCCGCGCATGGTATTTTCATTCAGGCATCGGATGCTTTCAGCATCACCAATTGCCGCGCGCACGACAATACCGGCAACGGCATTCATGCGGACAGCCAGGATCCGAGCTTCACGCTGAAAATCCGTGAGCTGCATATTGTCGGCAATACCACATGGAACAATAATTGTGGCATTCTGGTTGGTAACTTCAATACCACCAATACGGGTTCGGTGATTTACGGGAATGCCAACCCGGATATTCTGGCGGCGGTGATTGCCGCCAACAACACCTATTCCAACCGCGAATACGGCATTTTCATGTCCGGCCGGAATATTCTCGTCAGCGGGAATCTTTGCACGAACAACAGCGGTTCCGGCGGCAGCGGTGCAGGTATTTTGTGTGATACCGGCTATTGCAAGGTGAGCGGCAACATGATCACCGGCGCTTCGGCGTTTGGGATTGATTGTGGTGGATCGATTTATACCGAAGTCAGCAATAACTACGTCAACGGCGCGGCTTACGGGATTAACATCGGCGGCGGCCAATACTGCACGGCGCGGGATAATTTCGTGCAGGACTGTACGGCAATTGGCATTGATGTGCAGAACGTCGAATCCAACGGCCGCGGTAATGATTTCAACCTCGCCTGCACCGGGCTTTCCATTGTCGGCAACTGGATCAGCTATAGCGGGGAGGTGTTCGGCATTCAGGTTCTGGACGCCGCACAGAACGTGCTGATCGCGGATAATGTGATTCTGGCCGAACCAGGGGCAGACATGGCGCGGGCCGTTGCCGCCTATACCGATACGGCGACGATCCGTGGCAATGTTTTGAATTTCACCACGCGCTGGCTCGTGAATCCCACATTGGTGAATGGCGTGTATACGCTGGTGGTGCCTGACGTTGCGGATGCGGTGAGCATCTCGCAATCAACCGCGCCGGTGGCCAGCATCATCACCTCGCAAGGCCAGGTTTTGTTGGGGCAGATTGCGTTTGTGAAGGTGGTGAATGGCGGCAGCGGCTATACCACTGCCTCCATCAGTTTTTCCGGCACCGGCAGCGGTACAACCGCGCAGGTCTGGCTTTCGGGGGGTGCTGTGATCGGCGTGCAGATCACCTCCTGGGGGTCCGGATATGGGCCGGGGACGACGGCGACGATCAGCGGCAATGGCACGGGCGCCACGGTAACGGTGCAAGTGGGGCTGCCGATTTTGCAAAATAAGCAACTCACGATTGATTGCCTCACTTCCGTAACGTTCGCGGCGGCGGGAAGCTCACCCGCGCAAAGCAACTGGACGGGTGCGCCGATTAAAATCCCTGCAGGTGCAAGCATCGATTGGATCGGCAACGCCGGCGGCTGGCGGGCGGCGCGGTTTTCGCAAAGCGATTATGTGTCACCGAATGGGGATGGCAGCGTCACGCTGCGGACGCAATCCGGCGATATTTCGTTGCATCCCGCTGGCACCGGCATGGTGCGGTTATTGTCGGACACTGAATCCACCGGAGCGGTGGAACTCATCGGGCGTGGTTCTCCACTAAACACCGTCGCGGCGCCGGCGGGTTCGACATACCGGAATCTCAATGGCGGCGTCGGCAGTACGTTCTGGGTAAAACAGGCGGGAACGGGAACTGCCAACTGGGTTGCCGTCGCTTAAGGAAACACAAAACATGACAACGATTGTTCAGCTTCCTGCCGCGGCTTCCGTGGGTGCGGCGGACCTGCTGCCGCTCTCGCAGGCGGGGGTGCTTTATTCGGTGAGCGTTTCGCAGCTTACGCAGAATTTACAGCCAATGATCAGCGTGCCATCCGGTGATTTGCTGGGCCGCAACAGCGCCGGTGCCGGCGCGCCGGAGGTGGTTTCACTTGGGTCGGGGCTTGCGCTGGCCTCTGGCATTTTAAGCGCCGATGGCGCGGACCATGCGGGGTTTCCCGTGCAGGCCGCGATGTCACTGAGCGATAATCTGGTGATCAGCAAGGGAACTTCGCCTGGCCTGTTGCCGGTAACCGCACTTCGCGGCCTGTTCAGTGCTGGCAGTGGTGTGGCTATCAATGGCAATGGCGTTGTATCCGTCACAGCCTCCGCCATTGCCGGCCCGGCAGGCCCGCAAGGCCCGGCTGGCCCTGCCGGTGCAACCGGCCCGCAAGGCCCTGCTGGTGCGACTGGCGCCGGCCTTTCCGCACCCGCGGCCGGCAATTCCGCCAGCAGCATTGGTGCGACGGATTATGTGGCGATCTGGCAGAATGGCGCCAATGCCTGGATGCCGTATGGGCAGTTTCTCGGCGGCCAGACCATAAACCAGCTTCCCGCCGCCGCGCCGGCGGCGGATAGTGATGAGCTGCTGGTAGCGCAGGGTTCAAATTCCCTTAGCGTGCAAAGTTTCGGCTCCGTATGGACATACGTGCAAGGCAAACTGCCGAGCTTTAAAGCCGGGGTGGTGGAGCTGACAGCGAATACGGTGCTGGACGGCACCAGCCACAATAACCGCATTCTGGTGGCGAGTTCCCCGCTGACGCTGACGGCGAATTTCGCCAAATTGGGCGCCGGGTTTTCCTGCACGCTGATCAACTTAAGCGCCGGGTCCGTGACCATGGGCACCGGTATTTCCTCCGGCTCCGGCGGCACATCCCTGCCGCCCGGTGCGTCCGCGGCGCTTACCGGCATCAGCTATTCCGGCGGGTCCTTGGTGTGGTGGAGCGGGATTATCCCGAATGCGCCAACGCTCACCATCGGCTCCATCGCGGCACCGGCGCCGAACACGGCGTTTACCATCAGCGGCGGCGTGTTCAACGATGCGCTGACGGCGCTGGATTATTCGACCGATGGGGGGACGACCTGGCACGCGGCTGCAAGCCCGGCGATTTCATCCAACGCCTATAGCTTTACGATTCCTGGCCTTCCCGGTGGTACCTACACCGTTCGCGTTCGGGACCATGCGAACACGGCGGTTATTGGTGTTTCCAACAGCTTTACCATTATTCCGCCGGCGGTTGCGATAAACACTTTGCCCGCAACGCTGATTCTCGGCAATGCGCTGGCTGTCACCGGCACGGTTTCCCCCGGCAACGCCGCGGTGGTTGTTGGCATGTCCAGCAGCGCCACAACCGCGCCCTCCATTTGGGTGAACGCGACCGTGGCGAATGGGGCATGGACAGCGAACCTCACGCCAACTGCAGCGGGAACGATTTACATCTGGGCGGAACAGTCCTCCGCCTCTTCCGTGCAGGCGGTGTCCGCGGCTTTGAGTGTGGTTGCCGCGTCTCTCACCATCAGCGCGCCGGCCACCGGTACCGCGCAGGCGCTGCTTACCATCAGCGGCGCGGTAAGCCCGGCGGCGGATGCGGTGAACGTGCAGCTCAGCACGCAAAATACAACGGCACCCACATCCGGCTGGTCGGTCGCGGTGAATACATCCGGCGGCTATGCGCTTTCCCTGGCACCGGCCGCCGCCGGAACCTGGTATGCCTGGGCGCAGGACCCGGTGACGGGCCTTACCGCTGTTTCCGCCGCCATTACGGTGGCCGCCGCGCCGGCTTTGACGTACACGATCAATAATCCCGGCGGCACATATGTGCACAGCACCGGAACGATTGTGCTCAATGGCGGGCTTTCGGCGGGGCAGACGGCGACAACGCAGGTTGCACTTTCAACCTCCAACACCGTGCCGCCAACATCCGGCTGGGTAACCGCGTATTCGTTCTCCAGCAATACCGTGTGGGGTGCGTACTACACGCCGCCGGCAACGCCGGGAAATTACTACGTCTGGGTGGAAACCACGACGGGCCAGGGCACCACCGTCAGCACGTTTACCGTAACGGTAACATAATGACCCTGTTCGTGACATCGCCCGGCGCGCCCTTGCTTACCGGCCCAGGGGCACGCGCGTTGATTGCGGCTCTGCCGGGCGGCAGCGCGCCGCCGGCGGGCGTGTTTTCCGGGCCGTATCCGTCCGCGATATCCGGCCTTTCCGGCTGGTGGGATGCAGGGTTGTTGAACGGGCTGCTGGATGTGAACGGCTCGTCCGTTACCGCCGCCAACACCGTGGTCGGCAGCATCGCCGACAAATCCGGCAACGGCAAAACGCTGCTGCCTTATCATATCGCTGGCGATACAGCGCCCGCCGCAACCCTGGCGGTGGCGCGGGTGAATGGCTACCTCGGCGCCGCCGGCGCGCCGGATGCGAGCATCGTGAATTACGGCCCAAGCCTGGACCCGGATTGGGGGCTGGCGCATGTGGGGTTTGAGCTGGGCGAAGGCGCTGCCTGGACGCGTTACCTGGTATGGACCCGGCCGAATTTGCGGCAGGGCACGTATTATGTGAACGCGTCGCCGATTCCGCTGCTGCATTGCACAGCCTCCGGCACCACGATTCTGCAGGCGGATAGTTCGGGTGCGAATCTCACACTGTTTCCTGGCACTTCAAGCGCCAAGATACTGAGCGCAACCCTTGCGCGGCGGCATACGCATGCGATTATTCTTCGCAACACGCCGGGCCTGGGCGTGGATGCCTGGCTGGATGGCGTGCAGGTGGCGAGCGCGGTGGTGAACCCGCTTGCAGCAAGCGCCAATGCGCAGGTTTTGTATTTGCATGACGGGACAATTCAAGGCTCCGCGCAATGCTGGTTTCATGAAGCGGCGAACTGGGAACGGGCACTTAGTGCGGCGGATATTGAGACGCTGATTGCTGCCCAGGCCCGCTGGGTGCTGGGGGCGCGCAAGGGCGTGAGCATCCTCGTCATGGGTCAATCCAACGCCGCATGGTTTCTCAACTCCGGCGGGCTGCTGGCAATGTCCCAAGGCATTGCCTGGTATCTAGGTGCTGCGTCTTACGCGGTTACGGCGGCGCAGGCTGGCGGCTATTTATCGCCGGCACGGTATTCAGTGATTTCCGGCCACCCGATTTCCAATTCCTCCCCGCCGCTGTTTGCGCCGGGTGCCGGCAATGGCACGTTCCTGACGAATCCGGGCGATGGGTCCGACCCCTCGACTTGGTCCGGCGGGCCGGATTTCGCGGCGCTGACAGCTTACCTAACGGGGAGCTCCGAGGTCGTTGCGGCGGCGGATGAGGCCGATATTGCCTTCATCGTCTGGCCCTGGACCGAGCAGGACAGCACGATGCCATATGCCAACAAGGCGCTGTATAAGGCAACGGTGCTGCGGCTGCTCTCGATGACGCGTGCTTTGCTCGGGCGAAGTGCGGCGTCTCTGCCGCTGCTGGCGTGGAATGCGATTCCGTATGAGACGAATGACGGCGTGCAGATGGTACGGGAATCAATTGCCGATCTTGCATCCGTTGCCGCCAATAACATCATCGTGTTTTTGGCGCAGACGGCGGATTCTAATCCGCTGAACTCGGCTTATGATCCTTCAACCGGTCTGTTCTCCGGCGGCGACCCGCAGCATCGTGACCAGCCGGATTTGCTGCGCTACGGCCGCATCGGCGCCCACGCCGCCGGCCGCGCCGCGGTGGCTTTGGGGTTGAGCGATACGATTCCCGCGACGGCATTGCCGGCATCGGATCTTCCCATGAAGGGCGGTCCGCGGATTACTCATGTCTATCGTGCGTCAAACACCAAGATCATTCTTACCATCGCGCATGATTCCGGGAATGATTTGCTGCTGCCGCTACAGGCCGCGAATGGCGCCGGCTTTGCGGTGATGGATGGCGGCAGCGTGGCAGCGCCCGGCAACATCATCACCGCAACCGCCGCAAGCCGCGTGGATGCGACGCATGTTTCCGTCACGCTCGCATCGGCGATTACCAATGCATCCCCCAGCGCGTTGTTTTTCTATCCCTATGGCAGCACGCAAATTGGCCGCGGCGATGCGGTGACGGATAACGGATCCCTCATCACGCCGCCGGCGAACTGGAACATCGGCAACGACCTCGGCAGTGCCTGGGCCGTGAATATGCCGCTGCAGGCAACAACATATCCCATACCGCTTTCCGACAGCCCTGATTGAAGAAAGGCCCGATGATGGATCAGGACTCCGTGACACTTTTGCGCGCGGACATCGCGGCTTTGCGTGGCGATTGCGCCGGCATCCGCCAGGACCTTGGCGTGCTGGATGCAAGGACCGACGCGCTGGAAAACTGGCGCGAGCGATACGTAGCGCAGGACGACCAGGTGGTGAACAAGTTGTTCGCCAAAGTGGATGAGCTTGTCGCGGCTTTAAGCGAAATGCGCGCGGATCTTTCGCGCATCCGCGGTGAACGCGACGCCGAGCGCCGCATGACGATTACGGTGGTGAGCCTGCTATCCGCCTTGTGCGGCGGCCTGGCGACGAATTTTCTGCATTTTCCGGGACATTAGACCATGGACAATTTTGCGCGTTGTTTTGCCTTCACTTTGGGGGCCGAGGGTGGCTATTCCAACAATGCCGCAGACCCCGGCAACTGGACCGGCGGTGCCGTCGGCAATGGCGAATTACGCGGCACCAAATTCGGCATCAGCGCCAGCGCCTATCCGCAGCTTGATATTGCGAACCTAACGCAAGATGAGGCCGAGGCGATTTACCGGCGTGATTACTGGGCGGCGCTGCAGGGCGATGATCTGCCGCTGCCCATCGCACTTGTCGCGTTCGACGCGGCGGTGAATGCCGGCCCGCGCCGCGCCATTTCCTGGCTGCAGCTCGCGGCTGGTATACCGGCTGACGGCGTGTTAGGCTCGGCAACGCTGGCGGCGCTGAACGCCGGTGACGCGGCGGCGCTGGCGCGGGAGGCGCTGGTGCGGCGGCTCGAATTTTCCACGCATCTGGCAACCTGGGCGAGCTTCGGCCTCGGCTGGTCCCGCCGGATCATCGCGCTGGCCGGCGAGGTTTCCGCATGACCTGGCTTGAAGCTTTGCTGAGCGACGGCCGCGGTCAGCCTGACGAACAGGCGCTGATCTCGCTTGCCGGCGCCGCGGTTTTCTTTGGCCTGGAAATATATTCAGTGGTCGTCCATGGCCAGAATTTTGACCCGCTGAGCTTTGGCGCGGGCGTTGGCACGCTGATGGGCGCCACCTCCGCCGGCTTCGGCCTGCGGTCCCGTTTATCCAGTGATCCAGGAGGCAATAATGCCGGCAATAATCCTTAAGCTTTTAACGCCGCTGGCGCCGTACCTCGCCGCCGCCACGGTGCTCCTCGGCGCCCTGGTTTATGTTGAACATCTGCGTAATGATCTCGCATCCGCCAACGCCGCGAACGCAACGCTCGCGCAGACCAACCAGGCAAACGCCGCTGCTATCGCCAGCTACCAGGCGCAGCAACAAAAATGGAATGCGGCGCTTGATGCGCTGGATGCGCAAAGCCTCGCGACCACCAACGCCACCGGACAAATTCTTGGCAACATTTCCGCGCAACCCGCCAGCGCCGATGCGCCGGTGGCCCCGGTGCTGGCCGGTGCGCTCGCGGATATCGCCAAACTGCAAGGCCAGTCCAAATGAAATTTCTTTTTCCGCTCCTTCTCCTCTCCGCCTGTGCCGCACCAGCGCCGGTGACGAAAATCGTCACCGTCACGCCAACCCTTCCCAGCAGCCTGCTGCAATGCGCGGCCTCGCCGGATGTGCCATCGCCGGTGAGTCAGGAAGTTGTTGCCAAATACATCGTCGCCCTCTGGCAGGCCGGGCAGAATTGCCGCGCGCATGTTCAGGCCATCAGCCAGTTGTTCAACAAATAATCGAGGCCCCAAATGCAAACTTCCGATCTTCACGTCGTCTGCGCCGTATTCAACCCCATCCGCTGGAACAGCCGCCTCGCGCTGTACCGCAAGTTCGAGGAGCATATGCTCGATAGCGGTGTATCCCTGACACTTGTGGAATGTGCCCTCGGCAACCGGCCGTTTGAATTATCGGAACGCCCGCACATCACCTACATTCCCGTTCGCGCGAAAACGCTGGCCTGGAATAAGGAAAACCTCATCAACATCGGCATTTCCCGCCTGCCCGAATCGGCGCAGCGTATCGCCTGGGTGGATGCGGATGTGGAATTCCGCAATGATGATTGGGCGATGGATACGCTGCACGCGCTGGAACAATACCCCGTGGTGCAGCCATGGAGCGAGGCGCTGGATCTGGGCCCGAACGGCTCGCCCATGTTCATCAAAGGCAGCCATCTCCAAACCTCCTTCTGCAAGGTCTGGCGGCATGAGGGCGTGATCGCGCGGGAGCCCTACGGCTATGCCCATCCGGGCTATGCCTGGGCGGCCAGGCGCGCGGTGCTCGATTCACTCGGCGGGCTGCTGGAAACCTGCGGCCTGGGCGCGGCCGACCACCAGATGGCAATGTCCATGATCGGTGATGTGGGCAACGCGATTCATGGGGATACCACGCCGGACTACCAAAGCCACATCCGCACCTGGGCCGCCCGCGCCAGCGCGCTGGTCGCCGGCCGGTTGGGCTACTGCCAGGGGGTTCTGGAACATTCCTTCCACGGCGAAAAAGCCAAACGCCAATACCACGGGCGCTGGCAGATATTGGTGGACCACGAATTCTCGCCGAGCACGGATTTGCAGCGCAATTCCTACGGCGTGATCGAGTTCACCGGCAACAAACCCGCCCTGGAGATTGCGGCGGACCGCTATTACCGGCAGCGGGATGAGGACCAGAATGTGCTGTTTGAGGATCGCGTCTGA